GAGGCATGGATCAATGGCTTTAGGCAGTACACTGAGACAGCAAGGCCACGCTTTGCACCCTGTCTTATAGTACCTAAGGACTGGACAAGCGTAACAGGTGGTGGATATTACAGTGACTACATACCAGAGCTACCGATAGTGAGGCGAAGATGAGTGTAGGTGAACAGCTAAGAAGACTAGACAACGCAGACTTGAGGCAGGAATACTCATGCCTTAATGCACTACAGCGTACCGCATGGCAGATCAACAAGCCTGTGCTAGAGGTACTGCGTACAGTGTGGGATAGTGGACAGCAGTGGGGTAAGTTACCTGCCAAGGATGACCTGCCTCTGCCTATGTATCCCTTTGATAGAGACCCTAGAGAATTGACTGGGGTAGAGAGACAGGAGTTCTTGCTATGGTCACGGCAGCGTAATGCTATCTACTCCCATAACAATCGCACCGTGAGCAAGCGCATACAAGTAGAGCGTACACTGCAAGTAGCTGAGGACTATGCCAAGCATGATGAGTTCTATTATGTGTGGCAGAATGACTTCAGGTCACGCAAGTATGCAAGCTGTACCTTTCTCTCTCCTCAGTCAGCCGACTGGAGTAAGTCGCTACTTACCTTCCGCAATGGTGTAGCTATTAACAATTGGGATGATGCACGGTGGTTGTGTATTCATGGTGCTAACCTATATGGTAACGACAAGATCACACTAGACCAGCGTGAGGGCTGGGCATGGGACAAGTCAGATGAGTTTGTTCGTATTGCTGAGAACCCTTACGACAATCTACTGTGGCTTGAGGCTGACAAGCCTTATCAGTTTCTTGCATGGTGCTTTGAGTTTGCACAGCTAGTACGGCAGGGCTGGGGCTACCTCTCCACCCTACCTGTGTCAGCAGATGGTAGTTGCAACCCCAGCCTCAGGATATCTACACTGAGGTAGCAATGGAAGCTATGGCTCGTGTGTTGCTAGAGGACACAGAGATGTCACGACAGTGGAAGAGGTTCGGTGTTACTCGTAAGCTAACCAAGAGACCAGTGATGATCGTACCATACTCAGGTACTAAGCACTCGTGTCGGGCTTACATTCAAGAAGCAATGGAGGAACAGATCAACGAGACAGGTAACAATCCCTTTGGTGATGACCTGTTCCCTGCCAGTGTGTACCTTGCTAACTATGTATGGGATGCTATCAGTAATGTTATTGTCTCAGCTAGTAAGGTGATGGACTATATCAAATCAGTAGGAGATGTATATGCTGACGTAAACAAACACATGGAGTGGGTCACACCCACAGGCTGGCTAGTGTTGCAGTCATACAACAACACCACAACCAAGCGCATCAAGACACACATCAATGGTGAGATCGTCAAGCTTAACATGCTTGAGGAAGGATCAACGGTATCACGCAGACGTACAGGTTCAGGCAGTAGCCCTAACTTCATCCACTCTCTGGATGCAGCAGCTATGACCAAGACCATCAACGCCTGTGTAAACCGTGGCATCCTAGACTTTGCTATGGTACATGACAGCTACGGTACACACAGTAGCCTCATGCCTATGATGTCTGACCTTATACGTCAGGAGTTTGTTAAGATGTACGAGGAGCATGATGTGTTGACTGAGTTGAGGGATCATGCTATACAAACTTTAGGTACAGAGGATGTCCCTCTGCCACCAGCACTAGGTGACTTAGACATACGCAGGGTACTAGAGTCTGAATACTTCTTTGCTTAGTCTAAAGTTCCCCTATTGCCTTTTAACAGAAAGCTGAAGGAGCTTATGTATATGGAAACGAAACAGATGAAGATTGCAGGGTCAGCACTATGGGCAAAAGTGTTTGAGCCAGACACTAAGTATGTGCCAGAAGGACAGTACACTATCAAGGTAGTGATGCCTGTTACTGAAGCAGCAGAACTGTGTGAACAACTAGACAGCCTAGCAAATCAGAAGCTGGCTGAAGTTGTCAAGGAACAACCTAAACTCAAGGCTGTCCTGTCCACTGTCCCTGCCTACACTGTTGAGTATGATGATGACGGTAATGATACTGGTAACATCACATTCAATTGTAAACTTAAGGCAGTTCAGGTACTGCGTGATGGCTCGAAGCGAGTACAGAAACCATTTGTCTGTGACTCCAAGGTCAAGCCGCTGAGTGGTGACACTCTCATTGGTAACGGCTCCAAGGTCATTGTCAAAGTACAAGCCAACCCTTACATGATGCCAGCTACTAAGTCTGTTGGTGTCTCCCTTAAGATGCTAGGTGTACAGGTGATTGACCTAGTGGAGTACGGTATGCCTACTACATCCCTCTTTGATGAGGAGGATGGTTACATCTCTGAAGCAGTAGCCAAGGATGATAACCAAGAGATGTTCAATGATGTAGATGAGTCTGCCGATGCTGAAAACGAAGGGGACTTTTGAGGCAAGGGTCATCGAAGACCTTAACGAGCGTGGTGTTTCATATCAGTACGAGCCAGACAAGATGGCCTACTATGTGGAACGCCACTACATCCCTGACTTAGCAGTCGGTAGTATGATTGTAGAACTCAAGGGTTATCTTAGACAGGATAGCCAACGCAAGATGAAGGCAATATACAGGGTGCTAAGAAAAGAAAGGATGGGTCTAAGATGACTTGTGGTGAGTGGGCAGACCGACAAGGGTTTGTCTGGGCAGAGGGTACTATACCAGAGGAGTGGTTACAATGAGTGTCATTGACACAGTAGAAGAGATCGTATCTGAGATTGATTTACAGGCTGAGTTCAATAAGAATGGCTTAAGCTTCTCAGTATATGTAGATGACTTGGAGTTTCACGAAGCAGTAGACTATGATGACATGGCCTACATGATGTGCCATGATGCTGATAAGTATCCTGATCCTATCCTTGCTAGGATAGCTGATGGGTTACGCATGATGGCTACAATCATAGAGGAAGAACTGGATGCAAGAGGCATGAAGCCTGTCCTCACTGTGGCAGTAGTGATGCCAATGCTTTATATAGTAACGGTAATCACTACTGCTTCTCTTGCCAGACACTAACCCCTGCTGATGGGCAGGAGATACAGGAGAGGGTAATGCCGAAAGCAAATGCTAACTTCCTACAGGTCACGCCCCAAGCTTTCGGTAAGCGTAGGATCAGTGAGGCTACTGCTAAACACTGGCAGTATGGCGTATCAGAATACCACGGAAGCAAGGTGCAGGTAGCTAACTACTATGACGATCACGGTACACTACAGGCACAGAAGGTACGCTTTCCCAACAAGGACTTCACCGTTATCGGTGACTTAAAGAAGGCTGGCCTGTATGGTCAACACCTATGCCGTGATGGTGGTAAGATGATTACTATAGTAGAGGGTGAGCTTGATGCTCTGTCACTTAGCCAAGCCTTTGGTAACAAGTGGCCTGTCGTTAGCATACCCTCAGGTATTGATAGTGCTAAGAAAGCTATTGGACGTTCAATCGAATGGCTAAGTAAGTACGACAACATCATCCTTATGTTTGACAATGATGATGTAGGTCAGGCTGCTGCACTTGATGTAGCTTCTATCCTTCCACCCAACAAGGCTAAGATCGCCAAGCTGAACTAATCAATGCAGTGTGGGGTGCTAAGACATTCCGGCCTGATGGTATCGTATCAGGCACTGACCTGTGGGATGTGGTCACATCAGTAGATGACCGTGCCTCTATCCCATACCCATACAACGGACTCAATGAGAAGGTGGGTGGTTGTCGTAAGGGCGAGATCGTTACACTGACAGCAGGTAGTGGTATCGGTAAGTCTCAACTAGCACGTGAGTTAGCACACAGTCTCATCAAACAGGGTGAGACAGTAGGCTACATTGCACTAGAGGAGAACGTAAAGCGTACTGCCCTAGGTCTCATGTCTATTGAGATGAACAGGCTGCTGCACCTACAGAGTAACGAGGATGTTACAACTGAGGAGATGAAGGAAGCCTTTGATGCTACCGTTGGATCAGGCAGGGTATACTTGTATGACCACTGGGGTAGCACCGACAGCGACAACCTACTATCTAAGATACGTTATCTTGTACGTGGTTGTGGTTGTGACTTCATTGTCCTAGACCATATCAGTATCGTGGTGTCAGGACTAGAGGGTGGGGATGAGAGGCGTATCATTGACAACACCATGACTAAGCTGCGAGGTTTAGTTGAGGAGTTGAACTGTGGTATGATCCTAATCTCACACCTCAAGCGTCCATCAGGTGACAGGGGACATGAGGATGGCGCACAGACATCACTCGCCCAGTTACGTGGTAGTGCTGCTATTGGTCAGCTATCCGATATCGTTATTGGATTGGAGCGTAACCAGCAGGACAAGGACAACTCTAACATCAGTGATGTCAGGGTCTTGAAGAACAGATGGTCAGGAGATACAGGTATAGCCTGTCACTTGGCCTACTCAGTAGATACAGGAAGGATGACTGAGACTTACTGGGAAGATGAAGATGAGGAAGAGATAGAATTTTAACTAGTGCGGAGACACAGTATGAAATACATATGGGACTTAGAAGCAGACAACTTACTTGATGAAGTAACTCAGGTATGGTGTCATGTCTTCAGAGATGTTGACACTGATGAGGTACACACCTTTGACCCAACACAGACGCAGGAAGCCTTAGCCTTTATGGATAAAGCAGAGACACTTATTGGTCATAATGTTTTTGACTATGACCTGCGTGTGATGAAGAAACTACATGGCTACACCTACAAGGGTGAGGTCATTGATACGTTGGTATACTCTAGAACAGTATGGCCTGATGTAAAAGAGATTGACTTCAAGTTAAACA